TACATGTCCTATTACCATAAAGAAGGATGAATCAATCAAAAAGTAGAGCAATAGATTTGATGGTTGAAGATTTACACACTGCACATCATGAAATTAGATGTACAGCAAAGAAAGATGGTTGTGAAGAAGATTTAAATGTAATAAAGCAACAGTTACTGGACTATCTTAATTTTCTGAAAAAAACTCCATGATCTATTACTATACATTGTTTACTATTTTTTCCATTATAGCGACTATGATGGCAATAGATCAAAATGTTGGAGAATACATTGTACTACTGTCCAAGTTAGTTAAATCACAAACAGAAAGATTGTACTGGATAATTAGATTTCATCCTGCAATGTTTTCATCACCTATTGGCAGATGGTGGATGATGAGAAAATATATGAAGGAAGCAAAAAAATTTTTAATGAATGAAAATGAAGACATAAATAACTAAAAAGTTCAATAAATGTCTGTACTTGAAGCGAACAGAGTAAGGTGTGATAAGCTATACCCAATAGGGGGAATCCCAGCTAATTTTATTGACTTAAGTAATGATACTTTTAAAACATTTGGTGGTGGCATCATCCAAATGTCAAACACAATTTATACACAACCAACATCTCTTGTCATAACTTCTAATACTTATACTCAATTACCTTTTTCCTGTTCCATTATACCAAAAAGTTCTACAAATAGATTGCTAATCTATGTTAGATTTGCTGGGGAAGTAGTTCAACCTTATAATACTACTTTTGCTTTAAGTAGATATGATACTGTAATTAATAATTTTGGATTAACTATACTTGGAGCTCCAAGTAATTCTGGTCTTAGAAATGCTGGCGCAGCTCCTGCAATAATTTCATATGCAAATTCTAATCAAAACAACTTAAGCACTCCTGAACAATCTCAATTTTGGGTTTATGATGAAGCTCTTATCACATCACAGATAACATATACTCCTATTGTAAGGTCATTTGCAGCTCAGACTATGGCCATAAATAAGACAATAACTGATAGTAATGCAGTTGGTTATGAAAGGTTGATTTCTCAAATAACTATATTAGAAATATCATCAGGTCCTTGACAAAAAATGTCTCAAATAACATCTAATGCTCTAATTACAAATAAACTTGTAGGACCTCCTTCTGGTGCATTTTATCCTGATGGTGCTATAATACAAACTCAGTGCGTTTTTATTGATACTCCTAGAACTCAAACATTTTTTGAACAAAATTTTTATACTTTATATGAAGAGGTAAGAGGATTTAGATTAAATTTCACTCCTAAAAGTTCTGGTAATAAAATATTATTGTATTGTAAATGGTGTGGACAATTTAGTTATATACACAATTCTATGTTTGCTGTTCTTAGAAATCCTCAGTTAGGATTTGGTAAAACTGTAGTAGATACTACAACTGAGAATCTGTCTACTTGGGGGTCAGCAGTGGGAACAACAACTCCAATGCTATCTTATGGTGGGTCTCCAGCTCCTTCTACTCCACAGATGGCAACCTTTTGGGCTGTAGATTCTCCAAATACTACATCTACCATAAATTATGTACTAGGATTTCAATGGAGAGCAACTGCAACAGCAACTCTTCAAGATACTTTATATACAAATAGAACAATTGCTGATACTGACAATAATCAATATGAAAGATTTTTATCTATGATGATTGCTATGGAAATTTCTGCTGGACCAGCATAAGGGGAAATAAGTATGGTAACTTTAAATGCAACAACAACAACTGCTTATGGCAATTTGCCCATAAATGGATACAGTCATACTGGAGGTGGAATTGGTAGAGTTTCTGAACAAGTTTTTACTGCAGCAAGAACTGATTCTTATACTTTTATCGATGGATCTTATTATAATTACTATTGTGGGGTAGAAGCTTCTATTACACGTCAAAGCACATCTAATGGAATTTTAATTTATGTTAGGTGGACTGGTGAACTTGATAATTTATGGGACACTACTTGGAATCTACAAGTTGAAAAAAGTAATCTTCCAATACCATGGTATATACCATTAGATCCAAGCGTAAATTTTACACGTGATGCTTCTAGTGCTAATGAGTTTGGAAATAATAGAAATGGTGGAGTTGTCACTGGAGGAGAATCTTGGTATGGGTCTGAAAATAATGCCACAACACTAGCAATGGTTGATTTTTGGTATTATCACAATCCCACTGATATTGGTGTAACTGATTTGACATTACCGTATAAATTATACGCTTCAAAACCAACTACTATTACACTATATACTAACAGAACAGTTAACAATACCAGCACTCCTGCAACTGGAGAAAGAGGAACTTCAAGAATTATTTTAATGGAGATAGTAAGATGACAACAAGAATAGCTTTTACACGAGAAAGATTTGATTGGCCACAGGTAAGCACAGCAGTGTTTAATTTAAGACCTGGATGTAAGTGGTCTGTAATTGGAGATGAAGTTTATGAGAATTTGGAATGGGATGAAAGTAATGAACAATCTCCTCCAACAAAAGAAGAAGTTGATGCAGAGATACAAAGAATTTCAAATGATTCTGCAATGAAATATCTTCGCAGAGAAAGAGATATGAGATTATATGAAACTGATTGGTGGGCAACAAGTGATAGAACTATGACTCAAGAACAAATTAACTATCGTCAGGCACTTAGAGATATTACTAACAATGCTCAACCAATTTTAGACCCTTCAAACTCTACTATGATTTCAAGTGTTAATTGGCCAGAAAAACCAAACTGATACAATAGACACTTTCCAAACTGTCCACTGGCACCCCACAGGTGCTTTTTTATGCTATAATACAAGTATATTCAACCAAGATAGATGACCTACAAGGCAACACTTAAAGTTCAGTTTGATTCTGAATGGACTTCTACTCATTATAGTAGTGGTTTTGATGATTATGCACTTCCTGAAGAACATTATACTTTTCAGGTTCCTGCTGAAGACCTTAATGTTTATCAACTGTTTAGATTTTTCGCAACTGTTGCCCGTGCAATGGGTCACGATGACATCAACATTATGAAAGGTGCTTGTGGTGTCGCATTTGGTGAGGACCGAAAAGAAAAAGATATGCGTAAGGTTGCTGATGAGTTTGAACTGACTTTGGGTGAAGACCTGAGGAAGAAGTTTGATGATATGCAACAAGCAGACGCAGAGTGGGCACGACTGAAAAAAGGTCCTATGGGAACTGTACTGACTGAAGAAGAAAATGAAACTGTTTAATCTTACATACAAAGAAGATTGGGGTCATGAATGGTATGTTCAAGTCCTGAATGTAAAAGGTTGGAGTTTGTTTCAAGGATCTGTTAGTTGGAATGATACTCCTGCTTGGCCTTATATTCAAATCAAATCAGGTTCTGGTTCTACTTTGAGTATCTTGTTCTGGGCATATAAGTTTGGTTTTGATATTGGTATTATTGAACGCACTTGGAACTGGAATGACTCAACTCATTGACCCTTCTGACTCACGATATTTTCGTCAAACATCTAATGAACCTTACCTTCGTCACGATTATAAATTAGTAATGAGCAATGGTGATACTGTTGTCTTTGATAATTATGAAGATGTGCAGCGTAAATGGTTTGAATATAGTGGTAATTTTCTAAGTCATGTTGAGGTGTTGAACCATAAGCAATCAAACAAAAACAAAAAGAAAAAAGGATTTTAACTTATGAATCAACATCCAGATGATGTCAAATTAGATAGTCCCTCAAAGATGTTTGAGTATGAGAAAATGTCAAGAACGATTGATCAGTGTGAAAATTTAGAGGAACTACAACTCACACTTAAATTAGTATTAAAGACATTTATGAGATATCAAGAAACAACTGCTAAAGTTCTTACAATGCCCATGCCAAGATGAAACTATTGACACCAACATCTCTTCGTATTATTGGGAGCATTCTACTCATAATAGGATACTTTATTCTTTTATATGGTGACATGAAAACTGGTTGCTGGTTTCGTTTAATTGGTGGATTAGTTATGGTTCCCTTCTCTATTCAAATCAAAACCTGGGATGTTATTGTGCTACAGGCATTTTTTGCTGTTATTGATACATCTAAAATTATTCAATTATCAGTATGAAACTTGATATTACAATAGAAGAGTATGGTATAATTATTAATGCTCTACACTATTATAAAAAAGTAGAGAAAAGAGGAAACTTTCAGAAGTATGAGGAGAAAATTATTAATGCATTAAGAGATAAACTTGCACATCAAATGGTATGGAAACAATAAAACAACTTAATACTGGCATCTTAAATATAACAGTAGCAATCATTGACTTTATCTATCGTGGATTACCAATACAAAGATTTTGGGTGCTTGAGACGATTGCTAGAGCACCATACTTTGCCTTTCTAAGTGTGCTACATCTTAGAGAAAGTCTGGGACTAAGGACAGAAGCACACTATTTTCTAATGAAAGAACACTTCACACAGACAATCAATGAAACCGAACACCTTATCGAAATGGAGCAGCGTGGGGGAAGCGATCGCTGGTTTGATCGCTTTTTCGCTTATCATCTGGTTCTCATCTATTATTGGATTCTGGTGGTTTATTATGCTGTTGCTCCTGTGTCTGCTTATCACTTAAATGCAGGCATTGAGTATCACGCAACAGAGACCTACTTAAATTACCTCTGGGACCACCAGGAGGATACTAAGATTGCAGAGATTGCAGTAGATGAGATGAACCACTATGTTGAGTTAAACAGAGCTATGGAGATGATTACTAATGATTGATTGGACAACAAGATTTGAATCTCTGCCTGACACAGAAAAGGATAAGATTGCTCTGTTGAGAGTGATTGAATGCACCAATGGGTGTATCCAACACACATATCGTGCTGGTGAAGATGATACACTGACAGTTGATGAAGTCAGAGATGCCATGAAGTTCTCTATGGGATGTATGAAACGAATGGAAATACCTGTTGGTGAACATACAGTTACATTTGCTCCTGATACTGCTGAACTTTTTACTGAAATGAGACGATTGTATATCTCTGGTGCAAAACAGAATAATCAAGAAGATTATAATGAGTTTCTCAAAGGCTCTAAAGCAAATTTGCTTGCTGTAGGTAAAGAAAGAATTTTACAAGCAAGAAGACTTGCGTTCAATCATATTGACGAACTACCACCTCATACGTTAGAATGGGGACTTGCTTATATCTTTAGTTTTGCAGGGTGGGTATGAACGATGATATGCCCTGGGTCAATCTGACTCAAGAAGAAGTTGAAGAACTTCGTAGTAAGAAACAAGAACTCACACAATATGGAAAGGATAAAATCCGACAACTTATGAGTAAAACTACTGAAAATCCAGATGAGATTGTGCTGAAAGATGTTGAGATGTTTCATCTTGAAAGTATGAATGAACGCACACTCTGGGTTGGTGTCTATACACAAGATGGTAAAATCTATCACTTGAATATTTCTGCCGTTGGTGATAAACTGAGTTATTGGTGGAGCGATGAAACCTGTGAAAGTAAATGGGATGATCCTATTCCTGATGGTGTTGATCCATGGAATCTAAGAGGTAGAAGTTAAATGAACTGGTTTGATTACTACATCAATCACTGCTGGATGACAGGGTGGCAGAGCATTAGAGGATCATTTCGCATTTGGTCTGATTTAATGACAGGTAACTATAAGGATTATGCACTGATGTGGTATGATGACCCTTATGAAGAATGTGTAGATTGGTTCTGGGGTTCTTTGGGTGAGGATGAAACACTTCCCAAAGAGTTTCTTGAACACTTACAACAAATGGTAGAAGATATTGATGCTGGTAAAGTAAAGACATATCCTTTAGAAGATGTTATGAAAGAATTGGAGGAACTAAATGTCGAAGACAACTGACAACAGGCCAAAGTTTCCATATCCTACCTTTCCTTTTAGGGTAGAACACAAAGATGGAAATGATAAAAAGATCTGCTGGTTTCAGACAGAAGATCATGCAAACAAGTATCTAACAAGGAGCAACCTCAAATCAAATGAATATAAACTGGAGTCAAATGGTGTAGCGATTGTGGGCAAAAGCACTAAGAGAAAAATCAGCAAAAAATGATAGAGAAGCAGACAATTATGATTAAACGTTTTATAGATTGGTTTTTTGCACCGTCAATCAGACCAGATTTTGAGGATTATCTTCTCATTGATGACCTCTATAATCGAGTTTCTGAATTAGAGCAAAAAGTTAAAATGTTAGAAGAAGAAAACATAGAAACCACCAATGAACTCTATCGAATGGAAAACTCACTAGAAGCAAGGATTGACATTTTAGCATCAGAGCCTTATAGTCTACATAGATTTGCACCCAACAACTAATAATTATGGATTTTGACTACAAAAAGTATTCTCTTGAAAATCTGGAAAACTGGTTGCATGATGCCATGGGTGGTGATGCAACTGCACAAGAAGTTTATGATTTAATTTTGAAAGTTGTTCTTGAAAACTATGAGCATCACAAACAATATGCTGATAAAGCATATGAATTGTTGTGTAAATTGAAAAATGTTAATCAAAAGAAAGTTGCAACTTATGATGAGATGATTGCTGCTGGATATTGCATGACTGATGATGGTTTCTGGATGCCACCTGAAAAGAAAGATAAAGTTGTAAAGTGGCAACTACCAGTAGAACAAATTTATAATGATTACTTTGTATCATTCCCTGATGATTTGTTAGAAGCAGCAAACCTCAAAGAAGGTGATGCTATTGAGTGGATTGATAATAATAATGGATCGTACACTTTGAGGAAAGTTTAATGGCACTATCACAATCAGTAGAAGAATCACTAAAAGAAGCAGAAGCATCATTACGTAATGCACTTGCCTATGCTTCACGTCAAGAACGCCCTATGGTTTGCAGTGTTATTGCAGACCTAATTAGTCGTATTGATAGTGTCATGCACACTGATGCACTGTTAGATAAATTAGAAAATCGTAAACCAGGAGATGCTGGTTTCTTTGGAACTTTCTTTGATAAAAATGGATAAAAAACATCCTCTTGAAGATTGGTGGAACTCTGACACATATAAAGAGTTTGCAAAGGCACATCAAGAAGATTTAGAGCGTGCAGTAGGAAAGTATCACATGCTATCTGAAAATGAAAAGTTAGATATGGTGCAGGCAATCTGCTATATTATGTGTAAGGCAGAACAAGAGGGAACTTCTCATAGAGGTTTGCAATCTGCATTAGGAATCTATCCTGGTGGGTTCTGGGTTGATTATCTCATGGATGTGCATAATGCCCTGTGGGATTATTATCATAATAAGAACAAGAATTGAAAAGTGATTTAGATACCCTTGATGACTTTCTAAATAGTGGGGGTATTAATTAAGTAATGTAAAGCAATCCCAAAGATAACATTAAGAACCTAGTCATATCCTAGATAGTATGTTAGAATATCCACATAATTCAAGAAAAACATGACCCTCCCACGTTTCACACAAACAGACCTCACAAATGATGAATGGAATGAACTTGTTGCACTAAAAGACGCAATCAACGATAATCCTGCAACTGTACATCCTGAGAAGATGGAACTTTTTACTGCACTCTTAGTTAAATCTCTTGAAGGGAAAGGTGATGCCACTCCCAAACTTTGAAGAAAAGATGACTGTTTCCTATGAAAATATGATAGGAAATATTGTGTGCATTACAGAACAATATTTTACATTTCAACCAAATAATAGTAATGCTATCTTGTTAGTTTATAAAAATGAT